GGCAACTGAAGCCGCAATTGCAGGAACTGTTGAACTTGTTACTCTGGGTACCTTTAATGCAATTCGTGGTGGTTTAAATATGGGCAAAGGTGCTTTGTCAAAACCGTTAGAGCAAGCGACTATTGAGGGTTCTGAACGTGGTGCTAGATTAATAGAGGAAGGAGCCGCCCCTAGTTTGGAAAGACTTGGCGCACCAGCTACTTTATCTTACGCTCAAAAACTTGCAGAAGGAGCAACAAAAGATACAACTCGTGTTTTAAAAAATACTAACTTTGCTTTAAATAAGGTTGAAGAATTAAAAAATATTGTTGGCAAGGCTGAGATTGACGATGCTGGAGCAGCATTTTCTAATGTTGCAGGACGTAGGTTTACAGAACTGAAACAAGCTCAAAAAGAAGCGTCTGACGCATCCATGAAAGCCGTAAAGGACAGCATTAATGTTATTGAAAGATCTCTTGATGAGGGGTTTGATATAAATGATTCTACCTTGCAAGCAATAACCGGAGCATTTCAAAACTTTAGTCGTGTAAGTGGTGGTCAATTTCGCGTAATGGATGAAATGTTAAGCAAGCTTCAGTTTGAAGACGCATCGGGAGCAGTTAAAGATGGAGCTAAAGCCAGAATAATAAATACGAATATTTTAGAAGGTGCCGTTAAAGATTTAGAGGAAGTTGTTGGTTCGCGTAGCGTTTTACCACAACCAGTTCAACAGGCAATGCGAGGCATCGAAGAACTTTCTACAAAAGGCAAGGGAAAGGCTTCTTTTGAACAAATAGCTAATCAAAGAAAATTAGTAAATGATGCCTTATTTGATAATGATCTTGGAAGCGCGACAACCGAACAATTGTTTAAATTAAGAGCAGCTTTTGACTCAACACTAGAAGCTGTAAATTTAAAAGAAATAGAAGGTTTAGCAAGAGGTCAGAAAAAACAATTATCTGCTATTGCAAAACAAAGAGAACTGGCTTTCAACACTTATCGTGAAGGTTTAAAAGTCTTTGATGATTTGCAAAAGTTCGGTGTTATTAGAAATATTAAAGCAGCATCAAAAGATCCTAGATTTAATGTCGATCAATTTTTTAAAAAAGTAATACGACCAAACTCTCCAGAGAGGTTAAAAGCTGTTTTTGCTGCCGTTGACAACCCAGAAATTGTTCGCAGTCAATTGGCTCGTGCGTATTTAGATGATGCTATGCAACGTACAGGCGTTGATCTCATGGACCCAGCATCTTTTAATGGCATGCGTTTTATGGCGCAAATAGACAGTTTAGGGACAACAGGAAGAGAACTTTTTGGAGAAAGTTGGCCTCAAGTGCAGAATCTTTCTAAAACAATAGCTCAGTCAGGCCCAAATAAAATTGATGCTGACGTTGTTCAAAGAATTATGACACTCGATGCTGACAAACCGTTGATAGCTTCATTAAAAGAGTTGGCAGATGCCAAACAAGCTCTTGGTGCAGCACAAAAAACAAAAGTAATAAGAGATTTTAATGAAGGTATATTAAGTCCAGAAGACGCAGCAGCATACATTGCAAGTCCTTCAAGGAGTATAACTGAAATTAATCAGATTAAAAATTTCTTTAAAGACGACCCAGAGGCTTTAGACACTATAAAACAATTTGTTTTAAATGATATTGTAAGCTCTGTCGGTGATGATGTATTTACCGACACCACAAAAGCTCTATCTTTGGATAGATTGGTTAATAAACAATATAAGCCGGGTGTATTAAACGCTTTGCTTGGTGAAAAAACTGCTGAAGGTTTAAAGCAATTTGCTGGTGATTTAGCATATCTTGGAGATGTAGGTAAAGAAGGTGCTATTGTAGCAGCAACTTTTGCCGCTCATCCAATAAGTAAGGCCGGAGCTAAAGCTCGCATGACATTTACCTCTAAACTTTTTGCAAATGAAAGAATAATGAAAGCTTTTGCTAGAAAGGGTCAAGGATTGCCAGATCCACAAAGATTTGGTGGCAAAGTAGCAAACGCTTTAGATGCTGCTGTAGTTGGTGTGGGAGCCACCATGCGTCCAATAAGGCAAGCCGGAATAAGAGCCGCAATCGCGCCATCAGGACCAATACAACAAGACTCTGAACAAATTGTTGCAACAACTTCTCCTATACAAGCATCAGGACTTGGTGCAGTTGATGTAACGCAGCCTATACCACAAACAGGAACAATTGCACCTGTTCAGCCGCAAACATTTGATAAGAGTAAGATTCGTCAAATGGCAACAAACAACCCAGCGGTAGCACAAGCTCTTGGCATTCGTGGAGCAACAGCAGGATTACTATAATGAACATAGATCAATTGCGTGAAGAGCTTGCAGAGGACGAGGGCTGTAAGTTTGAAATTTATTTGGATCATCTTGGTCTGCCCACGTTTGGAATTGGAGCATTGATTAAGGACGGTGATCCTGAGTGTGGACAGCCTGTCGGCACACCTGTCGATGAAGAACGTGTCCGTCAAAGATTCAGTTTGGATATTGCAGTGACTATAGAGGACTGCAAGGTTTTATATGACGACTTTGATGATCTACCAGAAGAGGCACAGCTAGTCATTGCCAATATGATGTTTAATATGGGCAGACCACGCCTGTCTAAGTTTAAAGGCATGAAAGCTGGTATAGACGCTCGTGATTGGAACAAAGCGGCAGATGAGATGGTAGACAGCCGCTGGCACGATCAAGTGCCAAACCGCGCAAAGCGTTTGGTCAAGCGTATTAGAGATCTTGCTTAGTAGAACCTAATCCCTTACTAACATATTTGTTTTCATAAGCATCAGCAGCAAGTTTACTTATCTGCTGACGCACGTTTCTGTGTTCATCTTCAGCTAACTTTTTTAATCTGCTATATGTTGGCAAATCCACTGCAACAGACTTGTATTCCTTTGTATCAGCCATTATAATTTCCCATGAAAACCCATTAAGTAAGGTATAATATCATGTACACCCACAAACGCAAGAGTAAGTATGGCGCACGAAAAACCACGTTCATGGGCATTACTTTTGACTCTAAGTGGGAGGCAGAACGTTGGGGCGAACTTACCGCCATGGAACGTGCTGGATACATTGTAAATCTGGAACGCCAGATACCTTATGACATTTTGGTAAACGATATGAAGATATGTAAGTACGTTGCAGATTTTAGATATGTACAGGTAGATGAGTACGGCAACGAAACTAAAATAGTTGAAGACGCTAAAGGTGTGGAAACGCCTGAATTTAAATTAAAAAAGAAATTGATGAAAGCTGTTTTCGATATAGATATTTATCTTTCTAAAAAAAATAGGAATAATTTTTTAAAAATACCCTTGACTTGAAAAGATTGCATTGTTACTTTGCCTTCATGTTTAGCGACATAGGAGGTTTAAATGAACGCTATCAACAATCCAAACGATCTTTCCGCTGTATTTGAAAAGCGTGAAGATATCAAATCTAAAATTGATGATCTTCAAAAAGAACTGAAGATTGTCAACAATTCTATCAAAGATCAGTTCAAAGATACTGCGATTATGCAACTTGCTCAAGAAGGTAAAGACTTTGGGCAAACAAGTATCACGGTCGGTGATTTTAAAGTCACTATTGATTTTCGTAAGAAGGTCTTATGGGATGAAACTGTTCTGTTGCGTGTTCTCAATTCTTTAGATGAGGATACGGCAAAACACTTCGCCACTGTTAAGTACAGCGTTGCGGAGGCAAAGTTTCAAAATGCTCCACCAGAGATCAGGGCATCTCTGTCAGAGGCTCGTACTGTATCTTTGCAAGGCGTCACTGTGGATATTAAGAAAGTGGAGGGCAACTAATGTTAAAGATTATTTCCGCAGAAGAAAGACTTGCCGAAAAGCGCGGTCACAAAATTGTGGTCGCTGGCAAGTCTGGTGTGGGCAAGACTTCTCTTGTCCGCACATTGGACATGGACAAGACATTGTTCATGGACCTAGAAGCTGGCGATGCTGCCATTGAAGGGTGTAAGGTTGATGTAATCAGGCCACGAACTTGGCAGGAATGCAGAGATTTTGCATGCTTCCTTGGTGGCGGCAATCCAGCGCTACATGAAGATCACCCATATTCTATGGCTCATTATGATTATGTATGCCAGACGTATGGTGATCCGACAGCACTTCTATCTAAGTATGATACGATCTTCATTGATAGCATCACAGTTGCAGGTAGGTTGTGTTTCTCACATAATCAAAACTCATCAGAAGCAAGATCAGAGCGCACAGGCAAACTAGACACTCGTGCAGTGTATGGTATGCAAGGTCGTGAGATGATGGCATGGCTTACTCATCTCCAACATATTCGTGAGAAGAATGTAATCTTTGTTGGTATCCTTGATGAGAAGACAGACGATTATGGTCGTATTACTTTTGATCTTCAAATTGAAGGTGCAAAGACAGGGCGTGAGTTGCCCGGTATTGTCGATGAGTTAATTACTATGACGACAATCCCAGCAGACGATGGAACTATGTTTAGGGCTTTCGTGTGTACAACTTTAAACAGGTGGGGTTATCCTGCCAAAGATAGAAGCGGCAGACTTGAAGAACTTGAAGAACCGCATCTTGGCAAACTGTTTGAAAAAATGTCTGGCCCAAGACCAGAAGCCATGCAGTTTGTAAATCCAGTAACGGTTAATGATAAAGAAGAGGACAAATAAATGCTTGATCTGAATAACGTCCCATCAATGGATGGTGGAGATAGAGACTTTGAACTTATCCCTGACGGGACTGTGGTAAATGCTATCATCAAATTATCTGGTGGTACCATTGAGATCCCAGAGTATGGTGCTGGGAGATATTTCAAAGAGTCCATGACAACGACTGCTAAGTGGTTGCCTATCGAACTAACAATCGTGGGTGGCGCTTTTGATAAGCGTAAAGTGTGGCAGAATATTTTTGTTGATGGTGATGCCAAAGATCAAAATGGCATTTCTAAGGCAAGAAAGATTGGCTTGAACACCATTAAACAGATGGTTGATAGTGGTTTTGGTATATCTCCTAAAGATGAAAGTGAGGATGCTAGGGCTAAACGCGCATCCGTACAAGGTGTGCATATGCTCAATGGCATGAATATCTCTTGCACGTTGGGTATTGAGAAAGGTCGTGATGGCTATCCTGATCGTAACAAGATCAAAACTGTCTTGACACCAGACTCGCCTAATTATATCTCAAGCGGTAATGTTGTTACTGGATCAGCTACGCTGACGCCATCAACACAATCGCCACAAGCCCCTGCACCTCAACAGAATACTACAGCAGGGGGGGTAACACCGTCATGGGCGCAATAACATCATTGTGGCAGTTTATTAGCGGCAAACCTCCAGAGGTCGCTAAACTCGGTACGGGGGACGCCGGGGCCGTAAAGTCCCCCACTAATCTTGACAAAAAAGTACCTGCGTTTTGTGCTAAGACACTCCGTCTTATGGCGCGCAAGAAGGGCGTTACAATTTCAGAGGCCGCAGAAGCCACTGGGAAAAGCAAGGGTTCTATTTATCAAGAGGTAACTCTTATCAGGAAGGCCGGGTATAAGGTCTACAAAAAATATGAGAAAGCGTCACGCTCTCACAGGTATACGTTGGGCTAAACAATGATCCTGCGAGAGTATCAGAAGATTGCAATCAATGACGCTTCTGATGCACTTGATAAGCACGGTAACACTTTAGTCGTTGCGCCAACTGGAGCCGGAAAGACAATCATGCTTTCTGCTCTGGTTGGCAAACGCCATAAAAGTTCACAAAACGTGCTTGTCTTGCAGCATCGTGACGAATTGGTTTCACAAAATTCAAACAAGTTTAACCTTGTCAATCCATCTTTAAATATCAGTGAAGTAAACGCTGCTAAAAAGGATTGGTCTGGTGACGCTGTATTTGCAATGGTGCAAACGCTATCCCGTGAAAAGAACTTGGATAATATGCCCAAGGTTGATCTGATCGTGGTGGATGAAGCGCATCATACCGTTGCGGATACATATCAACGTATCATTAAGGCCGCTAAGAAGGCCAATGAGGGGGTGCAGATCGTTGGCTTTACCGCTACCCCCAACAGAGGTGACAAGAAGGGCTTACGGGACATCTTTACGAACTGTAGTCACCAAATCGAAATCTCTACATTAATACGCGAGGGCTTTCTCGTACCGCCTAAGACATACGTGATTGATGTTGGTGTGCAGGACGAATTGCGTCAGGTACGAAAAGCCATATCTGATTTTGATATGGCGCAGGTTGAAAGCATTATGAATCGCCGTGCAATCAATCAACGTGTGGTTGAAGAGTGGGATGCAAAAGCTGGTGATCGTCAGACTATTGTATTTTGCTCTACCATCAAGCATGCCGAAGATTTGTGTAAAGAGTTTGTAAGGTATGGCGTTGATGCAGCAATGGTCACGGGTAATACAGATAAGGATAAACGCGAACAAATATTAAAAGATTTAAGCAACGGCAATATTCAAGTTGTTGTCAATGTGGCTGTTCTTACGGAAGGTTTTGATTCACCTCCTGTATCCTGCATCGTTCTTACTCGTCCTTGCTCTTATAAAGCTACCATGGTGCAGATGATTGGTCGGGGCTTACGCACGGTAGACCAAGAAGAATTTCCGGGTGTGGTAAAATCAAATTGTATCGTTATGGACTTTGGTACGTCTGTCCTGACACATGGCTCGTTGGATGATGCCGTTGATCTTGACGGTGCTGGCGATAGAGAACCCGGAAAAGCGCCAACAAAAAATTGTCCTGAATGTGGTTCTGAGGTTCCACTTGGTGTTAGAGAATGTCCGGTTTGTGGACATGAGTTTGAATCTCACGCAGATCCTCTTGATAGCTTTGAGATGACCGAAGTTGATCTGATGCAAAGATCTCCGTTTCGTTGGATTGATCTATTCGGTAATTCTAAATGTATGGTTGCATCTGGGTTTAACGGTTTTGCATTAGTCGCTGATATTGACGGTTTGTGTGTCGCTGTCGTTAAAAAGAAAGATGGCAAAACAATGGCAAGGAGCATCGGCACTAAACGTCAGGTCATGGCGGCGGCTGATGACTTCATGAGACAGAACGAATCTGGAGACACAGCAAACAAAACAAAGCGTTGGCTTAATGATCCGGTGACTCCAAAGCAACGTGATTTATTACAAGCAAAGGGCGTTACAGTAAGCGCCATGGATTTTTCTTGGACGAAATACCGTGCCGCCTGTATGTTGAATTACATGTGGAACAAACGTTTTATCGACAACATTGTTTACGACATAATGTCAGAAGAGAAAATCGCATGAACCGTGGTGAGGTAACATTCAACGTATTGTTTAAAGAGAATGTCTCCATGGAGGCATCATACTTCATGATGTGTGGTGATCCAAAGGACATCAGTGAGTTGCAGGAAGCAATAACTAAACTTCTTTGTAAGATAATATTAGGCAAAGAAGATGATTTTGTCAGGGCTGAAGTGCTTATAGATATACAAGATCATCCTGATTATTATTGTGCGACATTTGAAAATTTAGAGGGGCCGGAAGCATGGGCAAGCAGGACAGTGCATTAAAACAAGTAGGAGAATTGTTCGGCAGAATCGGATGGGACAGACGACTTGTTGAATTAGAGGAACACGAAGTAATAGCCATGATGGTGATTATAAAGGAAATAGAAGGGCTAGAAGATGTCTACGCAGAAGAATACCTTACAGAACTTTTTAACAGGTACAATCCACCAACAAAAGCCGCAGCAGAAGCCCCCTTCTGATGCTGATAACATAGTCAGGGAACTTGATCGGGCTATTGTTGAAAAAGAAGATAAACAGCCAAAGCGCAAGTATCTTGGCGCTTCATCTCTTGGCGACTCATGCACAAGAAAACTCCAGTATAGGTATATGAATCAGCCCATTGATGAGGGCAAAGGGTTTCCTGCGAAGACATTACGAACATTTGCTCTTGGTCACACAATCGAAGATATGATGATCATGTACTTTCGTGACGCCGGGTTTGACCTACGCACGGAAAAGAAGGGCGAACAATTTGGCTTTGAGACTGCTAACGGCGAAGTCCGTGGACATATTGACGGTGTAATATGTAGCGGTCCATTACACCTCTCATATCCCATGTTGTGGGAATGTAAGTCTGCCTCCGAAAAAAAGTTTAACGAATTTGTTCGTAAAGGCGTGGCAGAAGCTAATCCGGTTTATGCCC